ATCGGGGTGTAGCCCGTGGTCACGCACGCCTCCTAAAACAAAAAGGCCGCCCCGAAGGACGGCCTGTCTGACTCACGCGGAGCCAGGGGGTAGATTACTTCCAGAGGAAGATCTGAGGGATGACCGGCGCCTGCGTCAGCTGACGCGGCGGCTCCGGAAGGTCGATCGTGATGCCCGGCGGCAGCACAATGCCGCGCAGCTCGATGCCGTAATTCTGCTCGATGACCCACTCGACGATGTCGTTGTCGGAAGATCCGTACCGGTCGAAGCAAATCCGATCGAGACGATCGTAGAGCTTGGTGATGTAAGTCGACATTAGGTCGCCACAAAAGTGTTGAGGATGTCGGTCGTCGACGTGAGATCGTCACCGTAACGCGAGAGTTCGAGGGTGAAGTCGACCTTGTGCGCGATGCCGATCGGACCGATCTTGGACTCCGCGCTGCGAACCCGGGTGATCGAGAAATTCCCGATCACCTGAGATCCGTAGCCGTCCGGATTGGTGAGCGGGTAGAAGCGGACAAGCAGCATCGGCTTGCCGGCCCGACCCGCGGCGCGCAGCCGTTCCAGCGTAGAGAGGCCGCCGAAGTGGTATGGGTACAGACGACCCTCGACCACGATATTGTCTTCACCCGGTCCGGTGAACTGCTTGGCAGGATCGCGCGAGAGACGATCGGCCGACGTCCATGTGTACTGAGAGTCTCGCTGAATTGTTTCGAAGTTGGGGGTGTCGATGCCCTTCGCTGGCACGTAGAAGAGGATCAGACCGGTCTCATCGCTCGCGTTGGGGTCTTGCGATCCAAGACCGAGAAGAACGTCAGCCATCAATTTCCTCAGGGGTTAGAGTAGCGCCCGGCCCCCGCAGGGGCCGAGCTGTAGTTGTTGCCCCTCAGGGCTTAGGTGTATTCCGACGACGTATCGTGGGTGCGCCAGTTCATGCTCTCGTCGATCCGACGCTGCACCAGCGTTGCCAGTGCTTCCGGATCGTGAGACGAGCCGTTGATGTGGATCGCGACAGGCCCGCCGCTTGAGCGGATATCGCCAGCGCCAACACCCGGCGTTGCAGCCGGACCCATCGGGACGTTCTTGATGGTCTCTGAAGGAGACGGCACTTTGCTGATCGGGCTATCCGGCGTGCCGGCGATGCCCTTCTCGATCATCTCGCGATAAGCGCGGGACTTCCTTTCTCCGGCTCCAGCCCACTCTGTGAACTCGTTGCCGCCGAGCTTCATCGTCGGCAGCGGGGCCTGACCCCTTCGAGCGCGAGTGACCGTTCCGTTCGGATCGGTCGGCAACCCCTGGTCGGTGAAACCACCAATCCTATGGCTGCCTGCCAAAGCCTGCTGCGTGTAGGCGTCATACTTTGCGAACAGCTTAGGGTTGGCCTTCAGCTTTGCGATGGCGCCCGGCAGCTCGTGCCTCTTGATGGGGCCGTAGAACTGGAACTTCGTGTTGGGAAGTCCGTCCTGACCGGCTCCGAGACCGTGTCGAAGCGTTCCGCCCGTCATGTCTGCGCGGTTCATCAGGGATTCGATCGTCCCGCCCTTGCTGTCACCCTCGGTCATCTGCATGGCCGCGAGGTGCATTCTCAAAGTCGGATCGTTCTGAATTTCCTCAGCGAAGCGAGCACGACGAGCTGCCAAGAAGGCGTTGCCGCTGAGACCCTGACCAGTGGTCATGTCAAGCGCGGCACTGCCCGGGGCTCCACCGATCGACGGCACTTTGCTGGAGCCCGTGAGAGCGCCAATGCCACCCGTTCGCAGGCTGCTACCGCTTCGGCCGATGCCCATGTCGGGCAAGGCCGAACCCGGCGTGCTTTTCAGCAAGCTCGGAACGCCGCCAATCAGGCCGCCTCCACCGAGGCCGCCGCCAGACGACAGTCCGCGGCCGGATCCTCCGCCCGAAGACATCGCCGCATACTGCAGGCCTCCGCCGGGGACGCTGTTGATTAACGCCGCCCGCTGGACGTCGCCACCAAATTTTCCGAGCTGGTCAGCCAGGTCATCGACCTTGCTGCGCCGCTTCATGCCGGAGAAGTCGGTCGCTCCGCTGTAGCTGCTCGGCTGATACAGCCGCTTGCGCGTGTACTCGTCAATCTCCTGCTGGAATGCAGGAGGAGTGCCCTTCATGGTCGGGACGCCCTTGCCTCGCTCAGGCGCGGCGCCGGGGCTGTCGTACCATTCGCGAGCCTTCTTGCCGATGTAGGCACCCAGGCTTCCGCCCGAGATCGCCGCGAAGAACTCAGGCGCGAGCATGACCGCTGCGGCCAGACCCTTGACAAAGGTGACGATGCCAGAGAGCGCCTCGGCCAAACTTCCGATCGCCTTCAGCGCAACAGCGAGTTCAACCAGCTTGCCGGTAAATCGACCTACCGACTCCGGATCTGCCGAGTTGACGCCCGACGCCTTCATCAGGCCGTCGAAGAGACCGCTCGCGACCGTCCACATCTCCTTCATCTGGGCCATGAAGCCCTTGACGAAGCCGAAGACCTGCGTGGAGTATTCCTTGACGGTTGCCGGATCGCCGAAGCCGGCCTTGAGCATGTCGGTCCAGCTGCTATAGCCGAGGCCCGCAACGAGACCGTCAGTGAACGCCTCGACCGTGTTGGTGATCTTGGTCGTATCGAAGTTGCCGAGGTAGTCGGTGAAGAACGCGGAAATCTGGTTGAAGGCCTTCTCCAGGCCGCCACCAGTCGCTTCCCACACGAGAGTCATCGCCGATACCAGCGACTTCCACCGACCCGCCAGAGACTTCAGCTTGGCGTCGCTGATGCGGTCGGTTTCAGCCTGCTTCTTCGGATCGTTGATGTCCTTCAGCGTACGCGCGACGTCGTCACGCACCTGCACGAAAGTCTGGAGTTCATCTCGCCACTCACGCATGCCGAGCAAGGTCGCGACCTGCGACTGCTTCTGCTCGCTCATGTTGCCCATCTTTTCGAAGATGGAGAGCATGGTGTTGGTCGGATCAGCGGCCATCTTCGCCGACAGGTTCTGTCGACCGCCCATCCCCAGCATGTTCGACGCCTTGCTCAGATCGCTGGCGCGCTGGCCACGGGCGAACTTGGCGCCGACCAATTCGTTGACCAGGAAGCCTACGAAGGTGCCGGTCTTCGAAGAGGGTAGACCAGCAGAGATGCCGGCCGACGTGAACGCCGAGAGGTCGTTCGGGCTCATCTTCGACGACGAGAACGCACCAGAGGCGCGCCTGTTGGCGGCGATGATTTCGTTCGGGTCGGCTGCCGTCGCGATACCCGCGATGGCGACCGAGTTGAGCATGCTCTTGAGCTTCTCGGGATCAAGGTTGTCCATGTTCTGGGTGAGGGTCGCGATGCGGGTTGCAAACCGCGTTGTCTCTCTCAAGTCCAGATCGAGGCCAGCTCCGGCCTTCAAAATCGTGTCGGTCACGCCCTGGGCATATTTCTCCGGGACGCCCGCCTTGCGGACCTCGGTGTAGGCATCCAGCGTCTCCGCCGGACCCATGCCGTACTTGATCGCGGTTTTGTTGCCCCAGTTGCGGCGAAGATCCTTCACCTGCCCCTGACTCATCTCCGCGAACATCCGCATGTTCGTCTCGGCCGTGTCGACCTTCATGCGCGTGCGGAACGCACTTACACCGGCATAACCGGTTGCAGCAGCCGCCGCAGCAGCGTAGGGACCGGCACGGTTGCCGATGTTGGACATTGAGCTGAAGCTACCCATCGCGGCACGCCGCATTTGGGCGACGTTACCGAGGTGCTGCCGATGACGGCGCTCCTGGTTCCTCAGGTGAGCCGCAAGCAGGTTCTGTTCCTGCTCATGGACGCGCCGGGACATGTCGAGCCGCTGCTCACCGACCTGATTGTAGAGGTACTTGAACGCTACGGCGTTCTTGTAGTGGAGCTTCAGCTCCTTCTCGATATCCTGAGCGCGCTTCTTGGAGCCGCGAGCGGACGAGGTTGCGAATTTCTGGTGCTCGGCCGAGAGGCGCTTGATTTCGTTGGTCAGCAGGCCCCATTTCAAGAGGGCGTCTTCCTGAGCCACGCCATTGGCCTTGGCCCATCGGAGATGCTTCTGCGTCAGGCCATTCAGCTCCTTGCCGGCGCCGTTGATCTGCTTGACGTACTTCTCCATGGGAATTTCGGCGATCGAGGCCCGCGCCTTGTCACCGAACTTCTTCATCTGGTCTTCGAGGCTCTTGATCTTCGCCAAGAGCTTCACGACAGTCGGGGACAGCCGATCTTCGCCCGTAAGGCGGGCCCTGATGTCGAGATTGTTGTCGGACATTACCGCTCCCCGGAGTCAAAAAAAATAGGGCCAGGGCCTACTTGCCCTGACCCCCACGTAGTTTCGCGATCTCCTCGGCGTCGCGCTGGTTGAGCGCTTTGACACCGTCAGAAATCAGCAGGAAGTCATCCCAATCGAGCGCCTCCACGTCTTCGAGCGTCCAGTGGAAGCGCTCGAAGATCGGGAAGCTATCGATTATGATTGTTCGGATGCGCCCGCCATGAGTTCCAAAAAACCTTCGAACCAGGCCTTCATGGGGCCGAAGTCCTCGGGGTCGACCTCAGCGATGATGAGGTTGTCGACCTCGAACAGGTCGGCCAAGGCCTTCTCGATCGCGAGCATGCCGTCCTTCTCGACGTTCTTGATGAACGTGCGGATGTCGCGGACCTTGGGCCGACGAGCGTTGAACTCGGTGTAGGTCGCAGCGCGATATTCGAACGGGTGCTTGAGGGGGAAGTTCTTCTTTTCGATAGCCATTGTGGTTTGCACGCCTTGTCTTGCACAGAAAAAAGGCCCCGCCGGTTAGGGCGAGGCCAGTGGGTAGTCGATCTCTCCAGCTACGCCTTAGTAGGTGAAGCCGAGGATCCGCCGAGCGTTTGCGCTCTGGTCCGTTCCGCCAATGATCGTGATCTTGTTGAACACGTCGATCTCGGTGACGGTCTTGCCGTCGATCTCATGGCGGTAGTAGTTGGCCACCAGGCTGACCGCGACGTCCGCCTTCTTGCCGGCCTCGACGCGGCTCGGCT